GTATTTTTTGAGAGATACTTGTCATCTATGAAGAGCACGGTATGGTTGATAAGGTCGGTAAGCTGTACCTTCAGGTGTACCAAAGATAGAATAGTCACCCTGATTACATTCATACTCCATACAAATAGCACGAGAATAAGCTTCCTGTTGCGCCAGGATTTGTACAAGGTTAGGGTTACTAATCAGTTGAGTAGCAGCTCGTACACTAGAACGGTAAGTAATGTATCGTTTAAAAGCAGTGGGAAGGTCTTCATAAGCAATCTTCCAAATAATATCTGCTTCAATTCCAGAGGTGAATTCATACGAATGTCTTAGTTTATCATACAGACAACCATCACGACGAATTACATTTGTAGTGCGGAACACTGCATTATCATAAATATCCATCCGCAATACATTAGGAGGGAAAACGATAATAGAGATGTTGTCTGGCAAGGAAGGGATAGTACCGTTGTTTAGTTGAGGACTAATTGGGTAGTGGTCTTCACGATTCCATACCCACCCTTCATTTTGTACATCAGTATTAACTTCCTGCAGAATGTTATAAATAAAAGAAATTTCAGGGTTAGTAAAATCTAGTGTGGTTACTGGTGATTGACCAATGGCACCCAGTATTGAGTTTACACTGGACAGTTCGGTGTCAGTATCAAAAGCATTAATTGTCATTGATTATTATTCTCAATAATGGGGTAATAAAAAGGACCCCCCGAAGGAGGTCCCAGTGTGCTCAGGCGAGCTTAGAAGTATTTTTCGAAGGAGGGTAAGCAACGTTACCGGTCCACTGCTCAGTCTCAGACTTAACAGAAGAACCGGAAACAGCTGAACCATAACCCTTCTGTGTCTTAGCGACACTAAAACGAGTTGTAGTAGCCATAGTTATTACGAGATAGATGAGACAGTATAAGTAACGCCAGTGTCACCAACAACTGTCAGCGTATCGCCAACTACATATCCGCTGCCACCAGCCACAACAGTTTCACCAGAAGCAACGTTAGAAGCAACTGAATAGGTAACGGTTGCACCGGAACTACCAATGGTAGTACCAGTAGTAGCAACTCCGGTCTGGGCACCATCAGCTTTAGTAGAAACAGTTCCTACCAAAGTGACGTCAGCCACAGCACCAAAGGAGACAGTGCCTCCAATAGGGGCACCGGATGATGCAGTAGTTGTGTATGCAGACGCAGCTGCAGTACGACCATTCTCTACAGGAGAGTTAGGGTCTTGAGTAACACTGCCAGCCAACCCAGTTGGGTTAGTGAGGTCACCGTATTGTTGAGTTCCAGGAGTAAGATTGGTAGCCATTAGTATGACCCCCTATCAAGCTGACTGGAGTTCAATAGCTGCAGCAGGATTCAGCCAGTCGGCGCCCATTGCAAGGCGTCCAACAATGATATCGCCCTGGTACATCGTGCGAACATCGGCACCCGTGGTTTGCACGGAAGGACCAATAGCAGATACAACAGCAGCAGCATCTTTCTGGTAGATCAGACCACAGTGATCAGAGAAGTCACCAGCGTAATCGTTGTTCTCACCATCGACACGATTAATATTACCAGCCTGGAAAGGCAGGTTGTTAGAACGCTTGATGGAGATACCAGCAATTTCATACAGACCGTCACCACTGTTCATGTTACCTTGTGTGGAACCATAATCGCGGTTAAGGATGTTGGTGTCAACCTGAGAAATCAGTGCATAATACTGACGTGGGCTGAGAACAGCATGACGACCAGCCTGGGGCACGTTCTTCTCATCGAGAATCGAAGCTGCCTCGAAGAATGAATCGACAAGTGCTTGAGCATTGTACTCATTACCAGCACCAAGCTTAATCACTGAACCGCCGGGCTCGGGACCTGGGGAGGCAGTGATAGGATGTGCTTCACGAGCAGACTTAGCAATGATACGGAAGATTTTCTTATCGTAAGCTTCTGCGAGAGCATGCCCGATCTTGGCGCTGATCTCACTTCTCAGCGAGTAGTGCGCAAGGGTCTCATCAAGGTCATACAGGAAGGCAGAGCTGATAAGCAGGTCATCCATCAAGACGGTTTTTTCCGCCACGGGAGGATCACCGCCACCAAGAATCGGGGTGCCCGGAACATGATAGTCCGCTTGCATCCGACCCGTGTAGATGAACTGCATACTCTTGCCGTTACGGAGAGTACGGTTCTGCACGGTACCTTTAGCGATGCAAGCACTTTCATAGGCTTTGATCATCTCTCCTGAAAACAGTTTCAGGTAGGTAGCATATTTAGCATTAGGTTCGGCAGCGGTCTTAGCACTACCATCATGATAACCCTGAGACAGGGCTAGTTGAGGGTTCGAGTTAATCGAACCAATAGGAGTAGGGGTACTATTAGGAGGAGTACCAGCTGTAGCAGTCATTTTATTAAAGAGAGTATTGTTTGCGAGTTCTCTCTGACGTCAGAAAGTATTTAATTTTTCATAACCGAATTCGGCAATGAGTTGTCCACGTATGGGCTCAAAGCCTAATAGTAAAAGGGGGAATCGAACCCCCTATGAATCACCAGATTACTTCTTGGTGTAAGGAACACCACGATACACGTATTTCCGAGGGATTCGTGTCATTGCATTTCTCCTAAGAGATCATACAGCCCCGTTCCATGCTGTACGTAACATGCGTCCTTAAAGGCAATCAAACATTGTCTCTAGCATCAACTTATCCAGGTGTTGTTTCATAGCCATGTAAGCTTGTTGCTCTTCTGGATCACCACCTGCCCATTGATCTAGGTAGAAGTCCACAGCACGGTGCATTAACCGCACGTAAGCATCATTAACTGTTAGATTGTATTCCATAAGAATGAACGGAAGATTAAATTAAGAAGGTACTGCAGTCTCTGCAAGTGGTGAGACTTTAATACATGCTGCTTTACGTTGAGCCATAGTACCGCTATCAGGGTTATCACCTTGAGCAGCATTAGATCCGCCAGGAATAAACGGTTGGTTAGCAGCAGAAGCTACATAGTAAGTTACAGAATCAATATCAGGTGCGTATGCCATCAGCCTTCAGCCTCCAAGAATGTTTTGTCAATTGCTTTGATAGCACCGTTCGACTTGTCAACAACAAGGAACAAGTAGTTATCAGACCCACCGGAAGTGGGGCAGGTGTCGGCAGATGTTGAACCAACCAAGTTGTTTACGTTATCACCATCAGCAGTCTTAGCATCAAGCTGAGTCTGCACGTTAGAAGTAACACCATCAACGTAGTTAAGTTCTGCAGTAGTAGCAGTAACACCGTCAAGCAGGTTCAGCTCAGTAGCAGTAGCTGTAACGTTGACACTATCAAGCGTCAGGTTAAGAGCATGAACACGACCGCCAACAGTCATCAGGTTTAGTGATGGGTTGTAGGTAACACCAGCATCAGTGAAGACAGTCTCTGCAGTAGCAGAAGCGTTGTCATCAGCAACAAAGGTCATGTAATGGGTAGAGTTGGCTGAACCCGTTTCAGTCTTTGTACGGTCAGCTACAGCACTACCAGATGCTGCACCTTCTGCTGCAGTCTCCAGATCTTGGAGAGCAGTTTTGATGTCAGAGTCATCAGAGATAGTAGAGCCAGTAAACGTACCGAGTCCTGTAGCGTTCTCAGCAACGCCTGAAAGGCTGATAAGGTCATTGACGTTACCATCTACCTCAGTAACAGTTGTGCTTGTTGCACGGGCTTCTACAGCAGTCTCAAGGAGCTGCAGAATAGCCTTCAGTGTTTGGTTATCTGTGATGGTAGAACCAGTGAAGGTTCCAAAGTTAACACCATCCTTAGCAACACCAGTCAGTGTAGCTACGTTATCAATATGTGTTTCGTTAGCATTGATCAGGTTAGTGATCGTTGTACTGAATGAAGCATCGTCTGCCATTGCAGCAGCAAGTTCATTCAGGGTATCAAGAGCACCGGGAGCACCATCAATCAGGTTAGCAATTTGAGTGCCAACATAGGACTCAGTAGCAATACCGGAGAACAGGTTACCCCGTGTGATCCTTTTAGAAGTGTAACTACTACCACCATCAGCGGTATCAGCTACATAAATTAGATCATCATCTCCCGCTGAAGTAATAGCGGTAAGTGCTGAAAGTTTTGAAGAAGCCATTTATTCCAGAATAATAAAGTGTTGTTGTTCTAATGCATTAAGACGGGTGGTAAGGGTTGCAAGATCATCTTGATCAATGACCCACTGATTCGTCTGATACTTATAAGTGATGCCATTGGGATGGACGACTTGCTGCCCATCCGAAGGGTTGTTGGGGAAATCAAACATGGTGGATCAATGAATTAGAGTTGTACCCATTGGGTAGAGTTACCGTCATCAACATATACTTTCAATGCTAATGCAGCTTTATCAAAATAGATGTCACCATCTACAGGTGAGGCTGGAGCTGATGTACGTAGGGTAAGACCACCAGCAGCATTAAGCTTGGCGTTATTATCCATGATCAGACCTTGCTTAACCTCTACTGCATAGCC